TAAATATGAGTTTCTGCGACATATTTGTTTCAATTTCCTTAGAAATTGCTCGTTTTACATAAGTCTTCACTTTCAAAGGGACCCCCCTTGTGATTTTAGACTTTTTCTTATACTTCTTCGCGGCTGCCTTCTTTGCTGCTACAACATTTTTTCTCTTAAAAAACCGTGCCATCTTTTATACCCTTAGGTGAGAAAAAAAAAGGACTTAAAAATAAATCTCATCTATATAATATCCCCCAGGATGCCCGTCTCAAATGCCATGTGTGTCTACGATATCATAGCCTATTGCGACCTAGTTGATTTTAAAGTCTTTAAAACTTATTTGAATAACTACTATAAATCGTGGTGCTTTCAAAAAGAAAAAGGCGAAGAAACTGGACGACTACATTATCAAGCCAGAGGCTCTCTTAAAGTTAAAAAACGACACAACGAACTCATCGATCATAAAAACGGACTTAAAGATAACTTACATACTATATGTATTTTACTTACTTCAAATGAAAATAAAGACAATTTTTTCTATGTCATGAAAGAAGATACCCGTGTTGAAGGCCCTTGGACAGATAAGGATATACCGGACGAACCCGATTACATCCCTCGCCAATATAGAGGCCTTATGGATACCCTTAAACCCTTTCAAAAAACTATAATGGAACTAGCTGCGGTATTCTGCGTTAGAACTATACACCTTATATATTGCCCTGAAGGTAATAAAGGTAAGTCCACTATTGCTCATCTCATGAGATTACATAAAAAGGCCTTAGTATTGCCACCGCTTAACGACGCTGATCGTCTGCTCTACACTGCGTGTAATATGGCAATGGCCAAAAATATCCGCACATCTGTTCCTATATTCGTTGATTTACCTAGGGCTATGAACCAAGAGAGGCTCTATGGTATGTTCGCCGCTATTGAGGTAATTAAACAAGGGTTTCTACAAGATACTCGCAACCATAGTAAAACTTGGGATATGGATTGTCCTAGTGTCTTCGTTTTTACCAACACAATGCCCGAAATACACCAATTAATGTCTATCGACCGTTGGCGTATCTGGACTATTAACCAGTCGGATGAACTTGTCAGTTTCAAGGCGGGGGCGAAGCCCCCTGTAATATTAGAAACTGAGCCTTCGGCACAACCGGCACAAAGTATTCGACGATACATCAAAAAAGAACTTAAAGTTAAAACTATTGATACAGATGTAGCAGAGGACTGCGAAATTGATACCGATAGCTCTTAATGGTTTTCTAAAAGTTAGAAAACCTAATTAAAAAAATAATTTTTAATTGTTTTATGTAGAAATGGGATTTCTACACAAAACAAAAATTAATTTGTTTTAAATATCTTTTTAGCGTTATGCCAAGGATTATGTTAATATCTCTTGCCTCACGATTGCCTCAAGCATCCGTGTAATACATAAAGGCTTCGGCGTTGACCATTAAACGCTGGTCTGTTGTGTTGGCATCTCCATTTATATTACAAACACATACTGCCATATGATATGCGGCATTTGTTGGTAAATTAGCTAGTGTGCCTGTAAAAGAAGCGTCGTCATACAAAAATGTCTGTGGTACCCCCTTGAGTTTTTCCTTACGAAACACAAAAGTATGACTTCCTGGAACTATCGCATCTTGGGCAAATTGGTTGGGTACTGCTGATCCCGTCACTCTACGAGCTGGGACCATCATAAATTGCTTGGAATAATGAATATTGTACTCTTCTTTATCATAAGGTTCAAACCATGTCTCTGGAGCACTACCTAATTCGGCAGATCCGCTACCTGTTTGTAATATCCCATCATTACTGCTATCAGCTTTGTTAAATTTATGACTATAAATTATAACTCTTGCCCAGAATGGCTTAAATGGGTTGTCGTTGGTTGAACCATTGCTTACATCTATAGCCCGTAAAGAATATTTTACATATAATCCCTTTACACGGATCTTTTGACCATGACGATTATTAGTCCCATCACCTACGGCTACCGTTGGCACAATATTTGCAAAATATGAACTTGATGATAATCCCAAGGTAGGTATACTGGTATTGTTCAACCCATATCCGACTGTATTGTTTTGGTTAAATATGAGTTTCTGCGACATATTTGTTTCAATTTCCTTAGAAATTGCTCGTTTTACATAAGTCTTCACTTTCAAAGGGACCCCCCTTGTGATTTTAGACTTTTTCTTATACTTCTTCGC